AATGAATTATGCTCCTGGTGAGCCAAAAATGCCTCTCCAGTCACTCCAACCAAAGCTGTATCGTTCTCTAGCTTTGTATCTCACATTTCCAGTTTCGAAGTCACCTTCCATGTTAGTAGATACGGAAGTTCTAACGAAGTGTTTAAGTCCGTTAGGAACGTCAGTTTTGATAAAGAAAGCATCAGTATCTGTTAAATAATGATTAACAACATATCCTTCTGAAATCATTCCCATGTTTCGGATTGCGTTAATATCATTATCAGATGTACCGACACGACCTGGAGTTTCCATAAGTCTGTCCGCTACGAATTGCAACGCAGGCGGAATTATTAATTTCCTAGCCTGTGCATTAACCTTAAGATTTCTTTCATCTTTGAAAGCAGCAATATCAATTAGTGCTTGCTCCATAGATGTTTCGTTAAGGTCTGCCGCTGTAGACAACTCATTCTTCATGTCAACATTAGCAACAGTAGGATGGTCTGTAGCGCAAAGCTCTTTTCCATCACCGCCGACATACGATGAACTAAAAGCGTTGTTAAGAACGTTAGCCGCCTTAACTTGCTTTGTTTGTTGCATCGAACGCGCTAGTGCTCTTGTATATCGAGAAGAAAGCGTATCGTAGAGATTATCTTCGATTGCTTCTTCTGTCAATGCAAAAGCCAGTGCTATTGTTTCATGAGTATAACGAGCGGTCCACGATTCTTGTGCAGTATCGTAGATAACAGCAGCGCCTTCACCTTTAGTAGGTGCTTCCCCAAATCCACTTAACATTACTTCTTCCTCAAAAGCTCTTTCAGAACTTTCAGTGTCGAAGATGTCTTCGTGTTCATTGTTGTAACGTTCGTACTCTAGTCCAAAAAGAGCATGAAGTCCAGGGACAAGTTCTTTTACGAGTTGTGCTCTGTTTATAGCCATGTTATTCTCCTAATTAGACTGCGAATGTTGAAGTTGGGAACGTGAAGAGTCCTCTCGCATAAGCACCTATTGAGTTGCTTGGTTGCGATGCGAACCCGACACATAAAGCGACACCACTTGAGGTAGTTGCTGTAGCACCTTCTTTCGACCTACCAGTAGTTGAACTACCTGCAGTTGTTGAAAGAGTGTACTTATTGCCGATAAAACTTACTGCAGGAGTTCCTGCCGTAAATTGAGCTTCGTAAACGATCCCAGGATCATTATATACCAAAGCCTCAGCATCAGCGCTACCTTGAGTAGCGGTACTTGCTGTCCATACTTTTGAAAACGTAGGTGTGCCATCTGACGCCGTATAATAAACCCCGTAAAAAACACCTATAGGTGTGCTTGTCGCGCCTGCTTGATTAACGTAACCGCTTGCAAGAGTAACTACATCACCACTATAAATAGCAGTTCCGTAAGCACTAGCGATTCTCATTTTTGCAGGACGAATAACACCACCATACATGTGATATGCGGGGGTAAAACCATCAGGTTTATCTGTATTAGCCATAATTATCTCCTATTGTTAATACAAGTTATTATTAATCGTCGGAATTATTCCTACTACCAAATGCAACCTTTGAAGTCCTTTGGATATCACTATCCTTAATAGGCATTCTAGGGTCGCTTTCTCGCATATAGTTTTGATCAACTCCTTGCATTGCGTCTTTTGCTTGATTTTGGAAATAAGCATTTCGCTCTGCAGCGGTTTCAACTGGAACTTTAGCGAGAATTAATCCTCCGACACCAATTACTCCTTTGTTACTACCACTATCAATTGTTGGAGCTTCAAACTCAGGATAATCTTCTGCTCTCACAGGTTCATATCCTTCTCTAATACGTTTTGACATATTAGATTTATCATCTGCTCCTCTAGTAGCCTCACGTATCCACCTGAATTGATATCCAGGAGGAGGGTTGGGTGCGTCTAACATAGACGGGGGTGTCCAAGGGGTTCTGCGAGTTTGAGAGGCTCGTGTCTCGGCAGACCGTGAGTTTCGATCTGATGTGACTTCTGGATTTTTAACTTCTTCTGTCATTTTATACTCCTTCGATATGCTTGGCATATTCTTCAAGTGGCACATTTAGTCGTTTAGCTATTGCTACTTGACTAGGTGTCAATTTTACTTTGCGTGACGTTTTTCGTCCACTAGCACCTCGGCTAGAGGCAGCAACCTGTTGCACGGGGGCAGCTTGCTCTTCTGAAAATTTATGGGGGAAATTATTTCGCATTTCTTCATCCACTCGGCGATAATATTCGTCAGACGTAGGATCTACTCCACCCTCTACTAACTCTTTATGTACTCCGAAAGCTGCAAAAGTCATTGCTTGATCATCTCCAAACCATTCGTTATTTTTAGCCCAAGCCTCAGCTTTTGGGTCAGGACCCGCCGCTTGAGGTTGTAAAGTAGGTTGATACGGTTGAACAGGGACTTCTTGCGATTGTTTTTGCTGTCTAACATGCTGTTGTGCGGATAACCTTCTAAGGTTCTCTGCTTCAGCACTAGCTCGCGAAAGTTTCTCGGTTGCATTTACAACAGCCTCTGTATCACCTGCATCATTTGCCTCTTTTAAAATTATTTTGGCTTTATCAATCTCCGATTGTAACCTATTATCGTACTCTTTGAAAAGCGAAGAATCGGAATTCTTTAATTTTTCTTTTAATTGAGTATTGCTATGAGTAATGTTTTGAGCATAATTAACAGCTTCATCTCGCTGTCTTTCTGCTTCTCGCATTTTGTAAGTTAACTTATCAATCCGTTTTTGTACAGAGTCAGTAACTTCGTCTAACTCATCTTTTTTGACATCTTCTACGGGTACTTCATCTTTAATCGAATCATCTACATCCGCAGCATGAATGTCGACTTCCCCTTCGGGAAGTTCTAATTCTATTTTTTCTGCTTCTTCTGGCATGGTTTCCTCCATGTGGTTATTGTTATGATAAAATTGCTTCGGGATCATCTATAGTAGCTAGAATCTCATCGTCATTTAAAAGGCGCATATCGCCCCCCTCTATTTGAAAACGAGCTCCTGCATATCTACCAAAGATAACCCAATCACCTTCTTTACACCAAGCGCCTTCAGGGAATTTGTTCATATCTCCGTAAGCGTCTGGTCCCATTGCTACAACATAGCCAACAACAGTTGCAATACGTTCTTTGTCAAGAGTTGCTTTTGCTAAGTGGATTCCCCCTCTTGTAACTTCAGGTAAGGTAAAAGGTAATATTAAGACACGATACCCCGTTGGACGTGGTAACTTGTCTGCATGAGTGTCTAAATTTTCAGGAGTAATTCCTTCTTTTGGTGGGGGGATTACCCCATCAGAATCACTTCCAAAATTTACCACTCTGTCTGGAACAGTTTTGCTAGTCATATGCATCCTCCATATTAGAATGTAAGGTTTGAATTTCCTGTTCAACGAAACTCAAGCCTGCTATTTCACCAACTACTCTTTGGTATTGTTCAAAATCTTCAATACTTCCTGCAGCTAGTGTTTGCGAGAGAGCATCTTTTCTCTCTCGAATTTTACGAAGCAAATGCTCCGTTGCCATGATATAATCCATTAATTACTTAATAGATCGATACCAAAGAAGTCCTTTAGTTTGTCCATAAGCAGCTTTTACTTTTGCCTTTTCAGGCTCATCTAAGCAAGCGCCTGCTTCTACAGACTTTGTTTTAGTATCATCTTTCACACTAGGAAAGCTAGGGGCTGCTTTCGCTTTCTTAGGTGAAGGGGATGGATACTTATCACTGTCGTAATAATCGCGCATTATTTTTCTCCATTTTGTTTTCTAGTCTCCCGAACTACTTTAACAAGTTCAGTATAATTCTTTTCTGCATCAACTTTTGACTTTTGTTCTAATTCTTGCAGTTCAATAGCTGATTTTGTATCTTGTACTTTTAAATCCGCCTCTATTTTTTCACGTTTAATTTGAGCATCTAGTTCAGCTTTAGTTAGCGTAACTTCTGCATCTCGCATATCATCTTGTGCTTTTTGTGCTAACTGTTCTTTTTCTAGTTGTAATTGAGCTTCAAACATTTCACGTTGTGGATCACGTTGTGCCATCGCTTGTGCTTGGGCAAGGGCTTGTGCTTGTCCTGTCACTTGTTGTGTAGCTTGTGCTGCCAGCAGTGCTATTTGATTCATTACTTCAGGAGGCATAGGCTGATCTATTGGTGGTAATGGTTGTCCCATTGCTTGTTCTATCTGTATTCTATACAACATTGCCTGATGTTCTTGAATATTCGCTCCTATTGCCTGTAACGCAGGAGGATTCTGTTGCACCATCGGATTTTGTAAAAATGCTGAATGAGAGGCTATATAGGCTTCATGATTTTGAAAATCATAGGCTTTTATAGGATTTCCTGTTAAAACTGCTTGTTGTTCCGTAATTGGATCTCTTGGGGGAACTTCTTCTTCTGGAGGTAATATTGAGTCTATATCCTTTATATTTAGTGCAAGATACATTTTACGGTAGGCTTCCCGTAAATCGTGTAATTCAGGGGCTGCTTGCGCCATTTGTAGTTGTGTTTGCGCTAAAGTAATTCTTTGAGTCATACTAAAGATATTTGG